CCTCCATCGCAAACCACTGCTTGCATTTTGGACATTTGAGGTGCCAGTAGCGCTGATCCGTCATCGCAAATCGTTCATCAATGCCGTAACCCGCAACGGTCGGTTGGCTGAACCATCGCTCCCATTTGAGGGGCGAGTGGTAAAGGCGTTCCTGAAGGGCGTCGGTCAAGGAAGGATTGAGGGTTTCCACTTCGTCAACGAAGATGGCATCAAGTGGAAACATGCGGACATCGGCTTCGCTCTGGACAGGCATGTAAAGCAGCCACCCTTCCCAAAGGCGCTTGAGATACAAGTTGTCTCGCAAACGATATTTTCTCGGCAACCCTTCAACTTCCTCCTCTTCACCGAGCAACTCTTTTTCGGCGCCTTCAACCAGAGCCTTTTGCAAGATGGGATTTGCCCGAATCAGTGGCTCAACCCGTCGTTGAACTTGCATCCGAAGGAAGCGAAGGGATGAAAGGAAGTAGGCGGATGAATAGCCTTGTTTGCAAAGCCAGAATTGCAATCGCAACATCAACTCAGTGACGCCCTTTTGCGCCGCCTTTTCCACGATGACGACTTGGGCGTTATCTTCCGCAATTGCTTTCAAATCTTCGTGCCCATCCCAACGAAACTCTTTGCCATCAGGCAATCTCAGCGCTGCAATAAACTCCGTCAGACTTTCTTCCTTTCTCCCTTTCTCCGTTTCACCCTTTCTCCGTTTCAGCGCTTTTTTTAATGCCGGGTCTACGACGCTTAGAACGCTGAACCGCTTGCCGAACAAGACGCTTAAGAACTTCAGCATCGTCTTCATCTACCCCGTAAACCTCCCGGTGATACTCGTAGGTCTCATGGACAATGCGCAAACGAAGGCGGTTTCGCCTTGCGATGTGATAGAGCCAATCTGGCGAAACTTCAATGCCTTCGTTTGCCAATTCCTGCCTGATGCGATAAAGGCTCTTTGGCACACGAAGCGTCACCATTTTCAAATTAACCACCTCGCTGTCAAAGTGACTTTGACAAATTCACTGTTTGTCAAAGTCTCATTGACAAATTTTGTGCCACTTTCGTCGTCGGTGATGCTAAATGCCCAAAGAAGCGTGGGAACTTTTGCCCATGCTCAAAAGTTTCTCTCGCTGTCGCTTGTGTCGGTTGGATGCCGACGCTCAGGAAGAAATCTGGCAGCAGATGAAGGCTGGAAAGACTTACGAAGAAATCGCTCAAAGTCTTGGCGTCAGTTTTCAAACAGTTTACAGGCACAAGCGACACATGCTTCGGGCGATGGAGCGCTACTTGATCTTGCAAACGGAGAAGGCTGATGAACTCAAGCGGCTTGATTTGCTCATCCGCTATGAGCGGGAGAAGCGAAAGCAACTTGAGTTGGCAAGGGAGCGGGAAGAGCGAGCGAAAGCAGCCCTTGATGCCCTCCGTGACCTCGTTTCCGCCGACAAGTTTGCCCGAATTCAACAAATCCTGCTTGAAGGGGATACTGTCGAGCCAGCAAAAGGAGGTGCTGGTGATGAGCGATCGCTTGTTGACGATTGACGAGGCAGCGAAGATAGCGGAAGTGACAAGTAGCGAAATTGAGCAGTGGATTTTTGGCGGTCAACTCAGATATTACGAAATCCCGACGGGTAGGTCAACGGTCATTCGCATTCGGCTTTCCGACTTGCTGAACTTTGAAAGAAAAAAAGCCCGAGCGCCAGCGCCGCGCCGTCAAGGTAGGGGTGGCTGAATCGGTCACCCCTACCAACTAAGCCGAATGAGGTGATTTGACTTGCGAATTGTTTGGCTCAAAGGCGACTATGTTGGAAATCACGAACGGCAAATGCAGGCATCAAAAGCAAATTGCCGGCTTGTCATCAGTTTCCACTTCAACGCACACAGCAACCCGAAAGCCAATGGGAGCGAAGTTTTCTCAAATGGCAAGGGCGATGCTGATTACATCGCAGCAAAACTCCTTCACATCATCACCAGCGTCTTGGGCACAAGGTCAAGGGGCGTGAAGAAGGCTGAAGGCTCAAGGGCTGGATTTTTGCGTTTCTATCACTGTCCTGCAATCCTGCTTGAACCTTGTTTTATCACCAACCCCGATGAAGCCAACCTTGTCCACGATGTCCAAATTGTCCGCCAACTTGGCGAAGCCATCGCCGATGCCTTAGTCAAGTGGCTTCCCTTTGATGCCGTCATCGGCATAGACATCGGTCACAAATTCAAAACTTCCCAGCCCAACGATCGGGGCGCTCGGTGCTTTTACGGCGACTTTGAAGCAGACCACGCCGAGCAATTAGCGAAAGTCGTGGCGGCTTCGTTGCAACTTCGCACAAAGGAGGTGTTTCAACGATGAAATGGCTTGTTAAGCGCTTCTTCAAACCCTTCGCAAAAGGAATGCTTCAAGCGTTGTTGGGCGAACTCGCCGATGTCGCCATCGTTGCTGTCAAGGAAGCGGCGAAAATGGAAACTTGGAGCAACGAAGAAAAGCGAAGACGAGCGTTTGAGATGATCAAGGCAGAAGCCATCGCCAGTGGCAAGGACCTCAAAGACTCCGCCATCAACCTTGCCATCGAGTTGGCTGTCCAGTTGATCAAGTAATCACCAGTTGCCAGTCGCCGACCTGCCGATTTGCCGACTGCCGACTTGCCGTTATTGCGAGGTGATTTGATGACCGAATGGCTGAACGCAATCGCAGGGTTCGTCAAGGAGTTGGGTTTTCCGGTCGTCGTTGCCTTGTGGCTCATGTATTTCGTCAACAAGGTCATGACGGTTCAGGAAATCGTCAACGCCTTGATTCGCATAGACGAGAAGATTGAGCGGTTAATGCTCATGCTGGAGCGTGATGGCGATGGAACTTAAAGAAGCAATGCAAATGGCAGCATGGATTTTCTTGGGCTTGACAATCGCTTACGCCCACTTCCAGATGCGCAAATTACGCAAAATCGTCTTCAATCACCTACATCACCTAACCAGTCGCCAGTCGCAAGTCGCCAATCGCAGGTCGCTGAAGTGCAAGAGGTGATGGGATTGAGGAAGAAGATTTTCGTCGTGAGAGGGAACGATAAAGACTTCACAGTCAGGGTAACGAAGGACGGCAATCCCGTTGATTTGACAGATGTTGACATTTACTGCGAGGTTAAGGATAAGCCCAACGGGACATTGCTTTTCACTGCGATTGTGACGAAAACAAATCCTTCGCAGGGAACCTTCAAAGTTAGGTTTCCAAAAACTGAAACTCAAAACTTATCCCCTAATCGGCGCATTTATTTTGATTTTCGTTTCGTCTTCATGGACGGCACGGAAAAGAACTACCCGACACCGCCATTTGAGGCGGTTGTCGTGGAGAGAGTAACCGATTGAACGAGGTGATGTCCGATGACGATCGTTGAAAAAGCACCAAGACCTAAAGGCATCGTGACTGTTGAAGTCACTTTTCCTGACGGGCGCAAAGTTGTCTATGTCATCAAAAATCGCATCGTTGCCCAAGGACGAGATTACATGTTGAGAAACACCATCGGCGTCAATGCCGTGAACATCAACTATGTCGTTTTCTCCAACGACGCAACAACTCCAGCCGACAACGAAATTTCCATGCCCGGAACTTGGAAGTATGCCGTTGCGGCGACGAAATCCCAAGTCGCTGCACGACAAGTTCGTTGGTCGGCATCGCTTGATGGCGGGGCTGCAGGTGTATCGGGAAACAACTTGAACTCTATCGGGCTTTGTGTTGGCAACGATGGTTCAGGGTTGTTTGCGAGAGTCAAATTGCCCAGCGCAATCGGGCTCGCTTCAGGTGTTACAGTCAATGTCAACTACGATGTCGTGATGTCGTGAAGAGGTGAGTGACAATGCGTTTGGTTTGGACACCACGAGGTGTTAGAGGGCGAACACAACAAAATGAACCCGACAAAGACTGGCGACGAGTTTCTATTCGTGGTTTCAAAAAAGGCTACGAGGCGGAACTTGAAAACGACGATGAAGTTGTCAGCGTAGTTCGTGCTCGTGAAAAGGACAAAAAGCGAGAGGTGAAGCCTCGTGGCAGAGGTTAGGTTTGAGCCTATCAACGCAGAAATTCAGAGAGTGACTTTACAGGAAGATGAAGAAGGTGGGATAACTGCGATTGTTGACTGGCGAGGAAAAGCACGAGACACTGCGAAAGTTTTGCAGTTTGATTTCGGAGAGCAAGGGACTTGGGCAAGATTGTTGCTTTCAGACGGACGGCAACTTTGCATAACGCAATCGGGAACGATGCAACCTTCGTGTTACTACATCATCGGCGAAACAATTCCCGTCGCTGAAGAACCTGTAGGGGTGACCGAGTAATGCCGACTTTTACTTCCGTAAAGAGTGGCTATTGGAATGACCCGTCAGTTTGGGACCAAAATGCCGTTCCTGCTAACGGCGATAGTGTTGTCATCGCAGCAGGACACACCGTCATTTTCAATGTTGACCAATCCAGTTTTGCAACTGGTCTTGCGGGTTTGACTATCAACGGGACGCTGAAAATTCCCAGCAAAGCAGAAGACCCGAGCATGCCTGACACTGTTGTGCTAAAGGTCAACGCAAACATCGCTGGAAGCGGTTCGTTCCTGATTGGTTCTCCTACGCAGCCAATAACACACCCGCAAGTAGTAAGAATACTTATCAACGGCACAATCACAGTTGCCAATTTCAACTGCTACGGCGAACAACGAAGCCCGTTATGGGATTACCTTGCTCAAGACGCTCCTGCGGGTGCGACTACAATTGTTCTTCAAAATGGATTGCCATTAAGGGCGGGCGACCTGATTGCGATTGGGCGAAGTGACATAGTGGGTCATTGGTCTGAAAGCAGCACAGCAAGGGGCTTACATACAGTTGTTTCTTACAATGCTGCGACGAAGACAGTGACGCTGAATGAAGCATTGACACACGCAAGGTCTGGGACGGGAGTAAGAGCGTGTTTGGTGATTTTGCTGTCAAGGCAAATTGTTATCAGCAAGTATGGTGCAAACAATGTCACGCTTATAAGCGGTTCGGGACGGACAATTCAGGGAGTTCTTTTCCAGAGCGAAAGCGGCGCAACGGTTCATTCTATGACTACAGCAACATCGTCTTCATTTAATTACTCGTCACATATAGGATTTGGTGGAATTAACGGCGCTTTTCATACTGTTTCAGGAATAACTTTGGATTATTACACTGCTTATACAGGCGGAGGAAACACTTCTATTCGTGACCCGTCAGGAACAAATCAGATAACCAACAGTGCTTTTATAAACGCTGCGTATGGTATTTTCTGGTTCTTAAACATCTCTTCAACATGGACATTAAACAACATACACTTACAAAACTGTCCTGCTTTTTATAGCGGTGGTTCTGGGTCTATCACTTACACGCTACAACAATGCACATGTAAAAATGCAGCAAGTTTAGTGACTTTTCACGCAACGTCTGGAACTGGGCTGTATACATTAACGCTTTCCAATGTCACTTTGGTTGATGGTTCTTTGTTGGGAAGCGGTCCCGCAGCGACGGTAATCGCAAATATCATTAACATTCAAATGTATGGCTATTTGGTAAACGATTACTTTGCTGTTGGGCAAGTTGTTGGGATGGTAGTAGTCAAAAACTTGATAGGCGAACATAATAACACAGCACGGAGAATAACATTAGCGGGAGGCAGAGTAGATAATGTAGTCTTTATCAACTGCTCATTGTCGGGTTACGGAAACGGATTAGGTCACGACGGCGCAGCAGATTGTAAATATATTGGTTGCTCGCTTGCCAATGCTTTCAACCCAATCATACAAAACCATCCGTCAGGTGTTTCCGAAATCATCAACTTAAGCACAAACGCTTACTACAGACCAACTTTAAGAGTTCCTTCCGTTGCAGACCAACTTTGGACGAACCGCATTATCGTGAAGGGTTTGGCTGTAGCGGGAACTCAGCACCCACGGGCGTTTGAGCACTTACTCCCGCACGGATATGTTAAGAATAAGTGGGACGCAGCGACGCCAGACTACACGACTTTTGATTTCCTGCTCACTCAAGCCAGTTTCGTAGGTCAACCGTTGTGGCTTGAATATCAAGTCTTTACCGCAGACCCGATAAGGGTTACAGGCACAATCACTCAGTTGGGCACTAATGAAAGCGTCAAGGTTCAAATCTTCTCGGCGGGTAAAGAGCCACTTTACGGAGATATACCTGATTTTGAGCAAACTTACACGGCGACTGGAGATATTGCAGTCAACTGGACGCCAACTGACAAACGAACATGGATTGTTCGTGTTCTTGCTTACCCGCAGCAAACGACGAACCCGATTACGATACAAAACTTGCAAGTAGCGGGTGGTGGAACTGGAGGCGGACAAACTTACAACATCAATGTCACTGACGGGATTACGCCGTCTTTGAGCGATGCTGCTAACATTGCTGCTTCACTGATGGTGACGGATAGTTTGAATCCAACATTGACGGATCAAGCGAGTTTGAGCGCTCAAATTGCTTTGAGCGATGCCATTAACCCAGCGCTACAAGATCAATCGCAAGCACAAGTGCAAGTTACCTTGTCAGATGGCATCAATCCAACACTGCAAGACATCGTTGATGTTCAATCAGGGACTTTCTACAACATCAGCGTTTCCGACCAAATTACACCGTCCCTTGCTGACTCGGTTGATGAACAAATTACCGTCTCCGTGAGTGAAAGCATTAGCCCACAACTGCAAGACCAAGCGCCTTCAAGCATTCAAATTTCTGCGAGCGAGATGATTTCACCGGCACTTCAGGAGCAGGTTTACGAGCAGGCACAAATTTCTGTCAACGAGACGATCATGCCGACATTGCAAGACTTGTCGACAACACAAGTTGGTGTCTCTGCGGGCGAAACGATTGCGCCAACACTGCAAGAGCAAGTCAATGTCACCGGTGGCGGCACTTATCAAATCGTAGAGCCGCTTGACATTGACATCACAGAAGATGAGTTGGAGGTGTAATTCATGCTTGATGCCCTTTATGTCTTGCTTTTTCTCGTTGTCGCGTTCATCACGGCGAGGGTAGCGATGTGGGTTGTGATGGATCGGCTTAGTCGCTTTAAGGAAAGGAGGCGGAGAAGGTGATTTTTGTGACGATGCTTGTTTATCCGGTTGATAGTGCAAAGCGTTTCGCTGCCGAGCGATGCCTTTGGGCTTTGTTTCGGCAGTTGGGTGATGAGGATGTTTTGCTGACTTTTGAGAAGCCACAAAGCACCGATCAAAATGACGCTTGGCGGCTCAAACCGAAAGTTTTTGGCTTAGGGCTTGCGGTTGCTCAAAAAGATGAATGGGTTTGCTGGGTTGATGCCGACATTGAATTCCGTGATAACTTTGTCCATCGCTTGAAAGATTTTTTGAAAGCGAGTAGCGAATGGCGAGTGGCGAATGGAAAGCCAATTTTGTGCGTTACAAAGTTTTGGGAAAGGGGCAAAGAAAACTGGATTCCCGATGAACGCATTCACGATTATTGGCAGCAAGCAATGCTTTACGAGTTTGAGTGGGATTTTTACTTTGGGACTGGATTGATTGTCGCCAACAAAGCCTTCCTTGCCTACATTGACGAGTGGCAGATGTTGACAAATAAATCGCAATACTATCCCGAAGAAACCGCCTTGGTCACCCTTGCCCACAAATACCGAAACAAGTGGCAACTTATCTGGCTTCCCGACGATTTGCACTATGTCGGCTGGATTGTTCGCGGCGAAGATGCTAACGCCGCTGCTGTCCATATCGGCAACACAGAATTAGAGCGTTGGCTCAAAATCGCAACGGAGGTGAAGGACGATGCCGATTAAAAAGCCGCAGCCAATCATTGGCTTTCGCTATGTCGGGACGAGCCCGGTCACTATCATCGGGCTCGGCGACCTAAATCAAGGTGATGTTGTCCCAGTTGAGAAGGCAAAAGACATCTGGGGCGACGATTTTGTCGGCTCGGAAGTTTTAGTCCCCGTTGAAGGGACGGGGGACACGGGACAAGGGACAAAAAACGAAGGAGGTGAAAGTTGATGCCAGTGGAAGTCGTTGGCTTGTTAACTAAAATCGGTGTTGGTATCACGAACAACGAAAACGCTGCCGTCGCAGCCCAAATCCAACTGGACGGCGTGGAAAGCGACTTAAGAGTTCGCGTCAACCGAATCATTACTGGCATGGGAACGGGCTCATTGATGCCGCGACGGGCTCTAACTTCCCATGTCTGGGTTGAAGGCAGTCTTCGTGGCGATGTCCAGCCAAACTCCTTCGGCTACATCCTTCACGCTTTGGGTGTCCCACCGACGACTTCTGGAACTGGTCCCTACACCCACACCTTCAACTACGGCGCCGCTTCTCCATCGCGATGGCTTTCTGTCGTCCATGCCTACAACGACATCGCGAGGCAGGAAGTTTTTGGCGGCTTAGCGGCAACTCGGTTAATGCTTGGCTTTGATGCTGAACGAGATGAAGTGTTGCAGTTTGACATGGACTTGATCGGAACTTACGCTGCTTTGTTCAACAACGAAGGGACTGTCATTCCTGCGGGTGTCGGTGTTGACAGTGCCGACCCATTCGTCCAAGCCCTTGCCGTCGTTGAAACGCCAATCGGGACGGCGATCGCTCAATGCATCGCTGCCGATTTGGAAATAACGACAGAGCGGGCAATCCGATGGACGGCTCGTGGCGTGGTTTTCCCAAGAGGGCATCAACCGACGACGGAGATGCGAGTTCGCGGGACGATGAGGTTGACTTTTGAGAACGACAACTTTCTTAGGGCGTTCCTGAACCAAGCGGGTGCTTCCACTTACCCGATGCGACACAAAAACGCCGACGATGCCCCCATCACTTCCCTGTCGCTGAAATGGACGCCCGCCAGCAACCGCCAGTTGATCATCAACATCCCCCGCGTCGTCTGGACCGAAATCTCCGAACCCGTCCGCAGGAACGCCGTCGTTGAGCAGGAACTTTCCTTTGAGGCGCTGCTTGATTCGTCGTTGGGTCGGGGCTTGCAGATTGTGTTGGTCAACGGGACGAGCGCCTACAATCCCGGAACAACGATTAGTGGCTCGTAGTAACGGCAGCGAGTAGCGAATAGAGCGAGTAGCCAGTAGCGAGTAGCCAGTAGTTCCATTCGCTATTCGCCACTCGCTACTCGCTATTTGCTCATGGAGGTGAAAGGTGATGGAGCAACAAACTCCTTTGACGGAGAGGGTCATCGCTTTGTTGCTTGCCCGATTAGAGCAGGAAAGCGATCCAGAGAAGGCGGCGAAATGGATTGAATTGTTGGAACGGGTTGCCGCAGGTCAAATCAAACGCTACGACGAAGAAAAGCAACAAGTCGCCAGTCGCCAATCGTCAGTCGCTGACAAAGGTCGGTGATGGTCGTGGCAATTGAACTGCGGCGGCTTCTCATTGGCGACCCCTACGGGGATTTCAACTTTTTGAAATTCCCAAGCGAAACAAGCCCGATTACCGAATCATATCCCGCGGCAGATTATCAGCGAACGACTGAAAGATGGTTTCAGCGAGGGAATATTGGCTCTTTTCTCGGTGGTATTCGTTCATTGCATTCACGATATATGAGGGCAAGTTATGGACCATCAGCATCAGGTGTTGCTGTTGCCCACGCTGCTCCTTCCTTCGCTGCTGGAGCAGTCGCAAGATTCGGGCTGGGGAGCAACCCAGCACTTGGAGGTCAATTTGTGTTGGGCAATCCCGATGGGGTCGCTTTTGTTACGCCAACATCGGCAAACACTTTTTATGAACTCCGCTCGTCACAACCTGCCAACGGTTGGTGGCGAGTCGCTGTCAACATCCCTGCATCGGGAGGAACTCAAGACCTTGATGAAGTTCGGCTTTGGGAGTTCCTTGACCTTGAGCCTTACCTTGAAGATTTGATTCCCGCTGATTCGGACACCGAAGTTTTTCAGATGCCTTTCGGTCGCTACTTTGTCGGGACGCATTACCGATGGACGGCAAAGCGACTGACGATAACCCTTCTGTTTTCCCGCACTGAAACGACTTTGCGAAAGCAATTGGAAGGGCTTTTAACCAAACCATCAGCCCGTTACCCGTTGGAACTTTTCGTTGACGGCTACTTATTTCGTTGCGCCCCAGCATCGCTGCGGTTTGAACCCATTGGTGGCTTAGTTGCCCGTGCCGTCATGGAACTCCATCTTCTTCAGCCTTACGGCTACCATCAAAACCGCTACTTGACTGTTTCGCCGCCAACTTACCCATCATTTTCCCAGCCGATTAGGATTTCTGTTGGCAATGACCTAATCACGGCAGAAACGCCTTGCGAAGTTCGCGTCAATCCCGGTTCGGCGGTCAATGGTTACAAAATTCGCGTTAGGGTTGTTCCAGCGGATCAAACCGCCATTTTCGTTTTGAACGGCACTGAGTCAGGTAAGGTCATTTCGTTTCGTGAGGATGGCAAGGTTTACATCGCAAGTAAAGAAACTGCCACAACTGTCGCTGATGTGACGAACCGAGTTGACATTTCAAGCCAGTTACCATTCGTCCTTCATCCCGGCACAAACTTGGTCTTCGTTGAGTATCTTGACAGCAACAACAACCCGCTTTCCGACACGATCCCGTGGCAAATCGCTTGTGCTTTCAATCCAAGAGTCGGCGAGGTGTTGGGATTGTGAATTTGAGGCTCATCTTCCGCAAGCCCTACGAACTTGGCTACGGGATAAAGCGGACTGTTGAAGATGGCGATTTTCAATTCACGCTAAGCCATGCAGGTTGGGTCGGGAATTTACAAGCGTTTTTGCCAAGACCTACCTTTGACGATCTTCGGCTGGGCGACGAAGTTGAAATCGTTGACGAAAGTGGCAGGGTGGTTTGGCTTGGAAAGATTGTCAGGCAAAGGTTCACTCATGATGGCAAGCAGCAAATTGATGCCAAAGGGTTGACAGAGTTTTTGCTCGACTTGCCCGTTGATTGCGTCCTTTACCAATCAACAAATTGGTCTGTCGGTCAATTTTGGAAGGCTGCCTGTCAAGTTGCAAGGGTTCATTGGTCAAGGCTTGTCACGCCTTCAATTTCTGTCACCGACAGTTTGGGCACAAACTCAGTTGACTTGCGAGGTCAAAATCTCGGCTCTGCTTATCGCTTCCTGCTTGACATGGGCTTTGATGTCGCTTTGAAGATGCAGAAAGAGAGCGAGACAAACAGAATCATCCCGCAGTTGCAGTATCGCTCCGACAAACCTGTCACTTTGCCCATTGACTTCTTCGCTGACTGGAGCATTGAATATGACTCGTCGCAAGTTCAAAACCGTTTGCTTTTGTCGCCAACAAATTCAGAGATTTTCAAAAACCTATTGAGAGACGGCTCGTTTGAGGACTACAACTCTGAGCGATGGGAAATTGCTGGGAGCGGAAGCGGTTGGTCGGTTGAGAGGAAAGGCGTTTACGATTTGGGCGCTGAGAGAATTGTTGGCATCATGGAAGGGACTGTCTTGAGGGTTTTCATCCCACAACAAAGCCCTGCTGGCTATGTTGACATCAGAACCCGCTCTGAGATTGAACTTGCGCCCGGAACTTATCGGATGGGAATATGGGCTTATTCGCCAGCAGCCGTCGGGACAATCAATGCCTTCATCGGCTCAACTTTCAACACAGCCGTCAGCATTTCGGCAGGGCTCAACTACTACGAGTGGACTTGGAACATCACATCGCAAACGAAGGCAAAAGTAGGCTTTCGCATCACTGGCTCAACATCTTCGCCCTTGACAGTTTACCTTGACGCTGCTTCCCTTTCAAGACATCTCGGTCGCAATGACCTTTTGCGCCCAGTCGGAAGCAACGATGATTTTTTGAGCGAAGTTGACACCTTCCTTGCCCAAAGCAACTTCTTCAGGGTCACAAGGGTTGAGCCGAGCGGGACGAACTTCAACCTGTATCTTGACCGAGGGGTTTGGCACAGTTTGGATGGGACTTTGGGTAGTGGCGTTCCAGCAGGGACGAAAGGAGAGTTGTGGGATTACTACTATCAGCAGGAATGGCGGTTCACCGTCGTCGCAAACAACCCTCCCTATCGGCTGACGGTCAGCATTGACAAATATCCGCCGGGCAACCCAGCGCCTTATGTTGGGCTTTTGGGGCGAATTCTGTTTTGGCAGGGCGATGAGAACAAAGCGACGAGCGAGGCATATTACGGCGTCCGCTACGGTTCATTGAGCCTTCCGAGCAATCTCGGCTTTGCTGCGATGAGGTCTTTAATTTCGCCCAACATCGTTTTTGAAGGCACAGTTGTTGGGCAAGATGTTTTGATTGACCCGACAGGCAAACTGAGGCTCCTTCGTTTCGGCATCGCAGAAATCAGCATCTTGCCCATCGTTGAAAATGTTGTGACCGTTCGCGCTGGCGAAGTTGTCGCACAAAAAATCAAGGCGGGCGATAGGGAATTGACCTTTAGAGGCTTGGTTAGGCAAATTTTGGAGCAGCAAAGAAATTACACAGTAGCAAAAACAAAGTAGCGAGTAGCGAATAGCGAGTAGCCAGTGGTTCTTTTTGCCGTTTCTACTCGCTACTCGCCACTCGCTATTCGCTGCCGTTAACAAGGAGGGATGAGAGATGACGGAACAAAAACTGTCCGATGTCTTTCCTGAACCGAAGATTGTTCAAATTGGTTGCTGGCAAGTTCCGTTGCGCCGCCTAACATTAGCTGATTGGGCGGCAGCGGAGCAACATTTCGGTTCATTGGAAGCCTTCATGGACGCCTTCAACGGCAAAGCCGTCATGAGCGCCACCCAATTTGTCCTTTGGCGGCTCGTTAAAAAAGTTGACCCAAAAGCAACACTGGAAGAAGTAGGCGATGCCATTGACGACTTGGACGGAGCCATCAAGATGGTCAACGAAGTTTTGATGATGTCCGTTCCCGAGGCGTGGCGGGGAAAAGCCGAGGAAGGGGGCGAAACCAATGGTGGCAGTTAATTGCCTTCCTAATGAAAACCTTCCACCTGTCAATAGGTCAAATTGCCCAAATGGACTTGGTGCAAATTTACGCTTTGGTGGAGGGTTATCGGCAAATACAAGGGACGCAATCAAAATCGCTGTCAATCACCGAACTGGAGGAGTTGATGGGCAATGGCTGAGCAACTGACAATTCGCATCAGCGCCCAAAGTCAGGAAGCGGAAGCGGCGTTGAAGCGGGTCACGCAAAACATCCAGCAACTCAGCCAAGCCGCAAGGCAGGCGGGAGCAAACATCACGCGGGGTTTATCCCTTTCGTCGGTTACCGTTTTTGCCGAAAGGGCATCGGCATCGCTGAAAAAACTTGAACAAGGTCTCAGCCAACTCTCCAGCCGTCTCGCAACACTATCCGCCGCTTGGACTGCCGCCACAACCGCTTTCGGAGCGGGAGCATTAAAGGCAGGGATGGAACTTGAGAGGTTGCAACTGAGGTTTCGCATCTTGACGGGTTCGGTTCAAGGCGCACAAAAGATGTTGGAAAGCATTCGGCAGTTAAGCGAACAGTCAGTTTTTGACTTCAAGACCCTTGCGGAAGCGGCAGGGATGGTCGGAAGCCAGTTGAAAGCCGCTGGTGGTGACATCAATCAACTCATCCCGCTTTTAGCCCAAATGCAAGCTCTTGTGACGGCTTTCGGCGAGACGACGCCCGAAGCCCTTGAAGGGGTCGCCCGAGCCATTGCACAAATACTGGCGAAAGGGCGCGTCCAGATGGAAGAAATCATCCAATTGAACGAACGAATGATTCCAGCACTGCAATTGATGGCGAAGGGAATGGGCGTAACGGTTGAGCAACTTCGGGAGATGATGGAAAAGGGGCTGGCAGCGGGCAAAGCCCTTGAGGCGCTGTTTAGGGGGGCAAGGGAGGCAATCCAAAGTAGCGGGGAAATAAAAACTTTTGCGATGGCTTTCTCCAACTTGCGCCAAAACATGTGGGACTTCTTTGCCAATTTGGGGAAGGTCATCGGCGAACAAGTGAAACCCCATGTTCAAGATTTGGCGGATCGGATAAAGGCTCTCGCTCAAAGCAAGGATTTCCAAATCTTTGCCCAATCGGTGGCGAATGCCGCTGTCAGTATTGTCAAAGGGCTCATTTGGATTGTTGACCATGTGAAGGCGATCGTTCATTGGTTTGCCCAATTACCGCCTTCCGTTCGCAATGCCTTGTCGCTGTTGTTTGTTGGCGGTCCATTCGTTACGGGCGCTGTTGCGGGGATCATGAAGATTGGCAGTTATGTTGTGTGGCTGGCTCGGCTGTTTACCGTTGATTTGATCGGTGCTATCGGAAGGGCAGTCGGAGCGTTGGCGGGATTTAGGGCAGCAGCGGAAGCAGCAGGTGCTGTCGGCGGTGCTGGAGCAGCAAGAGCGGCAGGGGCGGGAGCAGGAGCAGCCGTAGCGTCTCGTTTCCTTGGTGGGGCTCTAACGGCGCTGGGTGTGGCAGGGATTTGGGCAACGATGAAAGGGATGGAGGAAATCCATAGAAGACGAATTGCGGAAGTGGTGACGACAGGTCGCCCGCTGCCCGGTTGGTCAAAGGAAGTCGCCCAAAGGGCTCATGAGATTTTTGTGGAAGAAGCAAGGAAGCGAAAATTGCCCGTCGTTCCTTTCTCCGAACTTTTAAAGGTAGGTCGCTTAGAGCCTACCGCCCCTGAAGCGATAGAAGCATTCCGAAGGCTAAGGCAACAAGGCAAAGCGCCGATCAGCGTCTTTGAGGAATTAGCCCTGCAAGCGTGGGAGAAAGCAAAAGCAGATGTCATGGGAAAGCGGGCGGAGAGGGAATTCCTTCAGCGTTGGTTGAAGGATTTGAAATTGGGCGTCCCAGAACCGCCAGCCGTAGACAAAGAGGCGGAAAAGCGGCTGAAAAAAGCCGCCGAAGAGGCGGAAAAGCAGCGGAAAAAAGCCGCCGAAGAAGCGAAAAAGCAAGCCGTTGATGCGTTGCAAGACCAACTCCATCTCACTCAGCAACTCATCAAGGTGGAAGAGTTCCGCTTTGAACGATTGCTGAAAGAGGGGCAATTGGTGGAAGCCGAAAGGGCGTTGCGGGAACGCTTGTTGCCCTTGCTCAATAAGCAATCGGAGATAGAGTTGCGCTTAGAACAAATTCGCAAAGGGCGACTGACCGATGCTGACAAGCAAGCGCAATTCGTGGAACGGCAACGGAAAGCCGAAGAATTGCTCGCCCGCTTAGAAGATGCCCGCCAACGCCAAGCAGAAAAACTGATTGAGCAAGCCCGCGAAGAGTTGGCGTTTCAGGAGGAAATCCGTCGTGAGGTGGAAGCCCAAGCGGAAGCGGCTCTCCGCGTTTGGGAGCATTTCCAGCAAGTGGAATTGACGCTGAAAAAGTTGGACATCGCCGATTTGCAAGACGCCTTTGAGACGGCGCTTAGCGAAGGGCGATTGCAAGCGGCGGCGAACTTGTTGGAGCAAATCAAAACGAAGGTCAATGAGTTGGCGCAAGCGGAAATCCAATTCCGCCTGCAGCAGGCGGAATTGCAAGGGGAAGTCTTGACGGAGCAGGAGAAAGAGTTGATCCAGCGGGAAGTGATGCGGGAAGCGATCAAGCAAGTAGAAGCGGCGACAAAGGCGTTACAGCGAGCCGAAGAAGCCGCCGCCGAAGCCGCCCGACGACACGCTGCCGAGCGGGCGAAATTGCTGCAAACGATGCAACAAGAGTTGCTCACTTTGCAAGAGCGCCTTTTGCGTCAACGCCTTGAAGCCTTGCCCCCTGAAATGCGCCCTCAAGCCGACATCTTAGAGACTTTACGACAGACCTCCCTTGCCCTCGCCAAGATGCGTGCCGATGCTCAATTGATGCAGGACATTTTGCTTGATCCCGTCGCCGCCATGACCCGATGGGGCGTTGCCATCCAGCAAGCAAAAGCAGAATGGGACGAATTTATCGCCAAGTTGCAACGAGATGCAGCTGAAGTTCGCGAAAGGGTGCGGGAGATGATTGAGCAAGCCGCTGCCGAGCGGGCTCGCATCCCCGTCATCATGGCGGAAGCGGAAGAGGAACGGGCAAAGGCGGTCTTGGAAACCCTGCGGGCTCAAGGGGCAACCCGCCAGCAATTGCGTCAAGCGGAAATTGACTTGTTGCAAGCGACGCAAAAGCGTTTGGAAGCGGAACGGGCATCGTTGCAGGCGTTGATGCAGCAACTGTCGGTCAAATATGCGATGCGCTTTTTGGATTTGATGGCGGCAAAGACTCAGCAGGAAGCCGCTCAAGCGTTGCAAGCAATGGCAACGATAGAGCGGCAAATTGCGGAAACTCGCGCTCAAATGGTCAAGTTGGACGCTCAAATTCTCAGCACGCAGATAGAGATCGCTCGCGCAAACCCCTTTGAGCAATTTCGTCAAGGCATTGAAGATGCCGTCCGACGCTTTGAAGACGCCCTTGCCGATTGGCTGGCAGGGGTCGGTCGCTTGAAGGATGCCTTCCGTGACTTGTGGGTGGACTTCAAGCGGCAATTCTGGCGGGTCGTCGTTCAGGAAACGCTGTCGCCGTTGCTGAATTGGATGCGGGCGTGGGCAAGGCAGTTAGGAGAAGCGATATTTGGCGGCATTTTGCGACAACCAGTGCTAACCGCAGGGCTCGTGCCGACTGGAGGGGCGGGAGGAGGGATTGGGTTGCCGTTGCCTACAATTAAACTGCCACCTGTTGCAGCAGGAGCGGGGGCAGCCGTCGCAGCGGCAGCAATGGGGGCAAACAAGGAACTGAGCGCCCTGACGGGGGCAGCCGTCGGGTTTGCGGTCGGTGGACCCGTCGGGGCGATTATTGGGGGCTTAGCGGGACTGTTATTTGGCGGCAAAAAGAAGAAATCAGCACCAGCCCCTGCCGTTCCGCCAGCCATCCCCCTTGGGGCAGCCGTTTACGGACCGTCCATCAACTTGAGCACCGCCGTCACGCTCCAAGTGGACGGGCGAGAGTTGGGACGGGTGATGGTTCGTCAGGCGGTGTAAAGCGGAAATGGGCGCGAAAGTGTCAAGGCGCACCTTGACAAAAAATTCTCATAAACTCTTGCCAAGTGCGTTCCAGAACTTCTTGCCAAATCCTAATAGCGTTTCCGACATAATTGCAAAAATCCCCGCCGATTTTTGCAATTTAACGCCGCCGATTTTTGCAATTACCCCGCCCTCCCCCGCCGATTTTTGCAAATTACCGCCTATCTGGATGCTTGGCGACAATTTCCGCCACCTCTGCGTTGGCTCGTTCGTAGTCGTCGCAGGTGATGGCAAACACAACCGTTTTGTCAATTCCTGCCTCTTCTGCCCGTTCCAAGTAAGCGCTCAGATCAGCCCTCGTTGTCCAAGGCGCTTGCAATTTTTCAGCCGTTCCAACATGGCAGTGGAAATCAATGACCATGCCCATCACCGCCTTGAAGTTTGGCATTGCTGTGCCCTTCTCAAGGCTACTTCCAATTGCCTGCGGGCATCCGCACCTTCATCCAACTTAACCGCCAATGCCGCTTGCAATCCGATGGAAATAGCGCGACCTGTGATACCGTGAGCCTTCAGGTCTTCACCCGTGATATCTGGGCGAGCCCATCGCCACTCCAAAAAATAGCGCTGCCACGCAGGGTCATTCGGTGAACTTCGTTTCGCCGCCAAAACCAAAGCAGCCTCTAAGGGCAAAGGGTTCAACCAACGAACCCAACCGCTTGGTCGCTTCGGAGTTCGCCGCCTCAAGGCTTTCAGAAGCGCCAAACCGCATTCCCTTTCGCTCTCGCCCAATTGGTAGCGTTGGGAAAACGAGTTCACTGCTTCGTAGGTCGGCAAAAGGGGCAAAAGCAACGCCCATTCGCGTTCCAATGGCTTTTCGGGAAACTTTTCGGCAAACCAATTCAACCACTCGTTTGCCTTCCGCATCCATTCAAGTCGTTCCTTCGTGACGCAAAGTTCTGGAGCGATGACGGATAAGATTCGCAACTTGCTCAACCGCCTCATCGGTTTAGTTGGGTCTCGTTCCTGAAGTATCCGCCAAAGTTCGTGCTTTATTCGGTCGCGGCTCAACTTCGCCAGAAAACTTTCGTCCCGAGCCTGACAAATCAGTCGGAGCGTTTTGGGCTCAATTTTGAAGTTAAACCGTTGCTCGTATCTGACCGCTCGGAAAATTCTGGTTGGGTCGTCAACGAAACTTCGTTCGTGTA